TTCAAGGGCTTGGTGGAGCCTTTCCTCGCTAACGTCAAGACACTGTACGGTATTTCCGAATATCGCCTGATTCTAGACGAGAGCACAACCACTCCGGATTTAATCGATCAAAACATCATGTATGCGAAGATTATGATTAAGCCGGCGAGAGCAATAGAATTTATTGCGATCGACTTCGTCATTGCTTCAACCGGAGCATCTTTTGACGACTAATTTTCAGCTTGACTACTAGTTAATTCATTAAGGGAGAAAATAACAATGCCATTCTGGTCCACTGACTTCCAATCGGATGTCACCTTAAAAGATCCAAAAAGAGCCTTTAGGTTCACCGTGTCTATTATGGGAATTAATTCTCAGAATGGCGGCCCCGTACTGTGGTATGCAACTTCCGTCACAAAGCCGTCGTTCACGATTGAATCAACCAAGCACGCATTCTTGAATCACGAGTTTAAATACCCTTCCACCGTCAAGTGGGATCCAATTACAATTAAAATGGTCGACCCTGCCGGCGACCCAGATGTTGCGGCAACCCTTTCCGCGATTGTTGAAGCGAGCGGCTATCAAGTGCCCACCAACGCTTCCAATGAAAATCTGACCAGCATGTCGAAAGCAAAAGCTGCAGCCGCCCTGGGAAGAGTTCTTATTACCCAAATTGATTCAAACGGCTCCCCCATCGAGACATGGACTTTGTGGAACGCATTTGTTAGCAAGCTCGAGTACGGCGGAGAGCTAAAGTATGGAGAGGAATCCTTAACGGAATACTCCATGGAGTTATCCTTCGATTGGGCTCGCGTAGAAACCCTTGCTGGCTCTTCCGCAGTCGCACTCGGTGGAACTAGTTTCTATAATTCATGAAAATGCAATAACTTGAGAGGTGTATATTGTCAAGAAATAGAAGTCGGACAGGCGTAGAAAAAACAACGAAAGACGCTGATCCGCCCTTAAACCAACTAGTCGGAGAACAAGATAATTCATTCTCGTTCGTCATCCCGACTGAATTCGTTGATCTTCCATCAGAAGGAAGACTTTATCCGGAGGGACATCCCCTGTCTGGGATCCCTCATATCGAGATCAAACAAATGACAGCAAAAGAAGAAGATATTTTAACTTCTCGCTCTTTGCTTAAGAAGGGCATCGCAATCGATCGCCTTATTAGAAATGTCATTGTTAATAAATCAATTGATCCTGGAAGCTTATTAATTGGAGATCGTAATGCGCTTATTATTGCATGTCGTGTCTCTGGTTATGGCAATCTATACAAGACAAAGGTAAACTGCCCAGCGTGCTATGAGGTACAGCAGTATGAGTTTGATCTCAACCTGGCATCGATAAAAGCTCCAATATCACCCATCCAAGAAGAAGGAGAATCCTTCGACGTCACAGAAAACGACGATGGAACTTTCGAAGTAACCCTTCCACAGACAAACCTCGTTATTGGGCTGAAGCTCTTAACCGGTCAGGATGAACGCCGAATTAGCTCACTGCTGGAGAGCGATCGTAAAAAGAAGACTGATAAAATTGTCACTCGACAATTATCTAATATTATTATTTCAGTCAATGGAAACGAAACGTCAGAAGCAGTCAATTACGTATCCAACAATCTTCCTTCTGGAGATTCTAAGTATATAAGAGAAGCATACAAATTTATTTCACCAAATCTAGACTTAGCCCAACATTTCGCTTGCGAAGCTTGTGGTCATGAGCAGGATATGGAGGTTCCGCTTAATGCGGAGTTTTTTTGGCCTGACGCCTGACTATATGGAAGCTGTTTATGAACAGTTTTTCTTTCTAAAATATTCAGGAGGGTGGTCTTTCAGTGAAGCCTACAACTTACCAGTTGGGTTGAGGGTGTGGTTTGTTGAGCGTTTGATCAAACAGTTAAAGATGGAAAAAGAGGCAGCCGAGAATTCTCATGCCCAACAGGGCTCAGGCGGCGGCTCTCGCCAAACACTAAATGCCTCCAATCAGCCCCAGGCTCCTAAATCTTTAATCCCTAGTTGATAAATTACTTAATAACTATTTATTGTAATAAGGAATTTTATTTTGGCTGCCACTTTAGATGATATATATGGGGTATTAAAGGACTGTTGTGCCAAGCTTGGTACAAACGCCCCAGGAGCACCCGGCACAGGCGTTGGAGGAGCCCCCGGCACAGGCACCGGTGGTGCAGGCGCCGATGGCTTAGCACAAGAGCTAGGAGGGGTAGATGCTGCTGCAGGCAGCGTTAATCAGCTTGAAGACGCGGTAAAGCAGGCACAATCGGCTGTTGGAAATGCTAAGAAGGGTACTGAAGAATACAATGACTCCCTCAGAGAATTAAGAAAAGCACAAGCGGAACTTAACAAGGAAGTGGAATCAGGCACTAAAGGGCTAGGCAGCTTTAGCAAAGCTTTAGGTAAAGCCGGGAAGGCGGGTCGCGCATTTGGGAGTCTTCTCAAGGTCGCCGGCGGCTTGATCCTCGATTATGTAAAAGCGACACTGGATCTAACAAGCTCACTAAGAGCCGCCGAACAATCATTCCGAGCAACCACTGGCGCCTCTAAAGCCATGGCTGATAACATCGGGCAAGCTTATGATCAATTGCGTATATATGGAGTCAGCATCTCAGAAGCTGCAGCGTCAACCGACGCCCTGTATGGCAGTGTTAGCGACTTCTCAACGATGTCCGGCAAGCAACAACAAGACTTAGTTAAGACTGGCGCCTTGCTAGCAGAAGTCGGCGTGAGTACGACATCGTATGCGTCCGGAATCCAGCATGCAATGAAAACGATGAGTATGTCTGGTAAAGAAGCTCGCCAGATGTTTATCGAAATGCGCGCCACAGCCATCGATCTTCAGATGCCGATCGGTGACCTTACGGGCGCTTTTAGTGGCATGGAAGAAGAGTTAGCAAAGATGGGCAAAACTGGATCGAAAACGTTCAAGGAATTAGCCAGAATATCAAAGATCACTGGCGTCGAAATGAACAAAATTGTAAGCATTGTTGAGAAGTTCGACACCTTCGAAGGCGCCGCAGAAGCTGCTGGCTCTCTGAACGCAATGTTGGGCGGCAACTTTGTTAATTCCATGGATCTTATGATGGCGGAGGATCCCGCGGAACGTTTCATGATGCTTCGCGATGCGCTAGACGCATCCGGACAATCATTTGAAAATATGGGACGGTTTCAGAAAATTGCCATGGCAAACGCGATGGATGTAGACGTCTCGACCCTAGGGAAGATGATGAGCGGCAACATGGAAGACTTCCAAAAAGAAATGGGCAAAACCCCGGCTAGTCTAGCGGCGGTACAAAAAGACGCTTTCACTATGAAGTCGTTTGAGGAAATCGCCGAGAATATCAAGAAAGCGTTTATGCCCTCCATTAATGCCTTGGAGAACGCAGCAACCAACCTGTTTGACAAGAACGCAGACAGTCTTCTTGCGGCTACTCAAGCGATTAATAGCACAATGATAGCCAAAACCGAGGAGGTTACGGATAAGTGGGGATATTTCATCGGCTTAGCGATGCTTCTCATGCAAGTCGTTACGGCAATTGGCAGCGTCGGAGGGTGGGGTCTCGTTACCAGCGCCTTGTCTGCTATCGGCACTGCTTTGTCTGCGATTGGAGGCGCCATCTTTTCTATTCCAACGGCGATCGCCCTGGCCGTGGTGGCTGCTGTGGGTGGCTTTATGGGGGTATACAAGAAATGGCAATGGGTCTTAGATGGCTTCAAAGTTGACCCTTTTGAGGCGCTCACGCGCTTCGCTGCAGCATGGTATGGCGGTCAAATTGCTATATTTGGGAAGATAGTGGCGTATATAGCTGAATTTTTTGGGTTTAACGCGCCATGGATTACAACGTTTAAAGATTCGTTTAGTCCAAAGAATTTTGATCAAATAACGCAATCAATGAACGATTTCTTCCAGGGCATTGGAAAGGGCATCGTTGACTTCTTCAAGGGCCCGTTTTTGAAGGACATGTTCGCCGCCGGCTGGGGAGCCGCTTTGGCGCTGGGGCAAGCATTCCGAGATTTCTTTGATATTAGCTCACCATCACTATGGGCAGCGGTTGAAATTGGAAAGCCGCTCATAGACGGTCTCTTGGCACCCTTTAAAAACTTTGGACCAATGATCCGCGGACTAATTGACGACGCATACAACCTTCTTCCTGCTTGGGCACAGAGGCTCATCACCGTCGGACAAAGCGTAGCCGGCACAAGCTTAACAGCACTTATTACCGGCGAAGGAATGGAAGACACCATGAAGATGGCATCCGGCTTAGCAACCGAGAGCATCGCCGCAGCAAAAGGCGCTGTGGAAGCCCAATGGAAAGGAATCATGGGCGCCAATGACACCAGCGCCAACAAAGATCCCTATGTTCTCAACTTATCTATGAATATGGATGGTCGAGAAATGGATAAGAAGGTAGTTAATGTAGTCGGCGGAATTGCGCAAGCCGCGACATATGGAGATTAATAATGGCAAAGAACAACGACACTAATTTTTTCTGGCAATCAAAATATACTGCCGGCAAATCTGGAGAACTCGAATCTGAATCTTTTGTTGACGGATCGGACGCATACGCCAATGGCGGAAAAATGGTCCTCTCCTTCTTGCATGTGGCTTCTGCACAGTCTGTATTTTTCAAAGCCTTTATCACCAAATATGATGAAAACTGGAAAGCCGATTGGAAATCCAGCCAAGCATTTGGACGCACAGATCCTATATACACCTATGGAAATACTGTTAGAAATATCAGCCTAGCTTTCTCTGTGCCGGCATCTTCTGAAAGCGAAGCTTTCGAGAATATGGGAAGAATACAAAGTTTATCACAAATGATGTATCCTTCATATGTAAAAACTTCTACGGTCTCGGACACCGATGATCTCCGCCGCCAACAGATGATTTTGTCGCAGGCACCCTTGATCCGGATTAAAGCGTTAAACTTGATCCAGGCGCCTTCTATCGCTGATCCTGCGACCGATGCACCCGACGGTAAAAAAAGCATATCAGAGATGTCCAAGCGAAACGATCTGTATAACCAATATCTTTCGTCGCCGGATC